TCAGAACGTGGAGTGCACCACATGTGCACACTCTCACTCCCCCACCTGCTGCAGCAGGCTTACAGCCCTAAATACATAGGGTGTCCGAAGACGGGGTTCACGGGCGGGCCAGGTCAGGCCAACACGGTTCGAATACAGGGCTAAGGTTACGCCAACCAAGGTAACCACTTCACTTCTCCTTACCCGGCACGTCAAGGGTGGTCTCCAGACCGCTGCCTCAGTGTGCGTTCCTCCAAGGTGTGCTTCTTAGCACGCGAAAAAAACCTTTGATCCGTCAGACAGAGTGAGTGGAACGAACTCATCTATACGCGGAGAGAAGGTAAAAGGAAAGCGAACAGGGCGGCGCACGAGGCGATATTCTGACTCAAGACCCGGTTGATCGATCACCCACTTGGGAGTCCCCGAAATTAGAATTTCGGGACAGCAGTTATAAACTGCCTCCAAGACAGGTGCAACCCAGAGTCTTTTCCAGCACGATATCGTCCTCGTCAAGTAAAACTTGGACCTAACCTTTGAAAAGGTCTGGTGAGGAATTTTCTGTTTAATTGGGGGTACAGCTACCCCACGCCACTCATTCACAAGGTGATTCACATACCGGTCGCTGACCTCCCTAATCCGTGACTCAAAGTAAGGAGTCGAATGGATAGGGGGACCTAAAACAAACGGAACTTTTCTCTCAACTCCAGTTTTGACTGGCTCGGGGTCTGCGCGATCAAGCAAACCCCGAAACCAACCTTTCTTGACGAGAAAATTCCACCAGCGACTAGGTATAGAGGAGAGAGGGGGGAGTACTCGAGCTAGCAGTCGGCGAACCGGAAAGGCCACAAGTAGCCAAGTCGCGGTCGAAAACTTGAGCTGACTGCAAAGCTCGAATAACGGAGTTGCGAGGGAACCAACAGGCTCCTTCCAGGCGTCAGAGCCGAGGAATCCGAAGCAAAGCTTGAGAACCTTCCTCGACTTATCGTAACGATAAGTCTGGGAATTGAGATCTCCGTACTTCTTGGACCTCATGGTTTTACTACGATTAATAACGAACCCGACCTCACTAGTACTGTGAAGCCAGGAGTAGTAAAGACCACTCTCGCCTGGGTAGAGAATATCGTCCCCGTTGAGGAGAGAAGGGTGATCGGCAGGGTAACCAGCAAGATTGAGGGCACGTTCGAAGCAGATCCGATTGAGGATGCACAAAACAACGAACGACCCGAGGTTACCCATCATACTCCCTCTCACAACGGGGAAGGCTATCCTTCCCTCTATGTTCACGCAGCAGTCTCGAAAGCTGCGAACAAACAACTCCGCCTCTCGAGGGGGGAGATCCTCGGCGAGCGTCTCGACAACGGCAAGGACAGCATCCTTGTGCAAATTATCTGTCGACGCTTCGTAATCGCCTGAGATCAGGTCAAAGCCAGGGTGAAGACCACGGCGGAGGGACTCGAAGTGACTTTTTGTCACGTCGCCTCGTACCAGCCAAGGACGGCGGGAGAGTCGGTTGTAGGCAGATTCATGAACAGGACGAAGGACGTCTTTCATGATCGATGTCTGCATTGTCACGACACGCAACTTCCCCTTCTGCTTGGCAGTACCGAGACGGCACCACGAGGCCTCTACCGCATCCTCCGGGATCTCATGCCCATCTTCCATGGCCGCATGCAAACCCGCCCTAGCCCTTTCCGGGATTCCAATGCTGTCGTAGAAGGCTTCGGCGCGGTCCTCAGACCCGCCAACCCTTCCAACAGGCACAGACAAAGTACCTCCCATCCCCCTCTCGAACTCGAAACATCCCTGCTGGTCAGGGACGTATACCCCCTTCCTCTCCTTAAACCACCTTCTTCCTATAATTCTTCTGGTGCGACGCCTAATGTCAAGAAGCACTGCAGGTTCCGTCGTGATCTCCTTACCAGGATGATCCGACCCCCTGTTCAACGCTCTATCGCACCATTCTTCTCTCGCGATCCGGCCGGCCCGAACGTCGCAATTCCACCTGGGGTCAACTTGTGAACACGGTTCGTCGAAGAGGGTTTTGGTCCCCTTCACCGCATTCGCAAAGACAAAAGCCTTTTCCCCACGAAGCTTCTTGGCACACGCTGCCGTCCATTCCTTCCACTGCCTCTGCAGAGATTCGCAACTAACAGGTCCGCTAGCGATGAAGTCTTCTCTTACGAGAGACTCACGCCCCAGGACCTGGCTGACGAATCGCAGATTCTTGACCGTACGTTGTGCAGAAGAGCACACGCGGCAGGAGTCCTCAGATAAGTTTTTTTG